TTGTTTCTTTTTCGTTGCCTTAATAAACAAATCTCTTTTAAACAACGGATTTGTATCTTCAAACGCATCTGCAAACTTTTCTGCAATATGTTTTTTTATCGCGGCACTAACAGTACAACTTCCAATTATATCAGCAATCAACTGAAAATGCTGCTTTGACATTTTTGCTTCTGTAATCTCTTTAAAATTTTTCATAGGTTTTCTATATCCTCTAATATACAAAGTGGACATTCCTCGACAGGTATTGATCGAAATGGACAGACATTATCGTGATCGCTAGCTTTAATATTCAAACTCAGGAGAGAATTTTCACCTATTTTCTCACCCTTCTTCTTGCGTACATCCTTAAACATTTTTTTTATTTTCTCATTCATAATTCATATATATTTATAATACTAGGTATACTACTATTTATAAGAGTTTATATCTTCCAATTATCAACTTTTCGTTGTTCTGGCTTCATTTTCAAGACAAACGGATTAGATGCTGTATCAGCTTCCGTCTTTTTTTCATAATATTTATTACTGCCATCATTGGCTAATAAAGGTTGTTTATCTTCATCAATATCCTCTAATTTCATTCTTTTCTTAATAACATTAACCAAGAACTTACTATTCATAGATAAATCACTATATCTATTTTTCAACTGTTTAAATAAAATTTGATTCTTACTACCAGGATTTCCATCTTTAGCAATTATGGCCATCATTAAATCAGCAGTTGCAGGAAGTCCGAAACTTTCTGATGTATTAGTTAAATCAGGATCACTACTACCAAATCCCTCTCTGTTTAATTGAGAACTTGTAATAATAGGAACATTACATTCTACTGCTAAACCTCTAATCTCCTCAGCAATAGATTTAATATAAATGTAAGTATTCATATTTGCTGCCCACTTAACTCTACTAGACGCACAAATATTTAAATAATCTAATATAATTATTTGAGGTGTAAAATCTGATTTGATTTTAAGTTCCCGAATTAACGCACGAAAATTACCAACATGAGCTCCTGCTGTTGGATACTCTTTAATGATTAATCGTCCAACATTTAATTTATTTAACTTCTTTTGAAAACTGTCTTTCGGAATTATATGTAATTGGTCAAGATCAATATTCATTAAATTGGCATCAATTCTTTCTGCTATTCTTTCTTCCGCCATTTCCATAGTTATATATAAAACATTTAAACCCTGTTTCATATACTGACTAGCCAAATGAGTCTTAACTAATGTTTTACCAACACCAGTTCCACCAAGAAATACTGTCAAAGTTTTTGGTGTTATACCACCACCTGTAATCTTATCCAACATTACCATATCAAATGGAATTTTCGATTCTTTCCTATGATAAAATTCCCAACGATCATCACCATTCTCCATATAATTATGTCCTACACTTTGATCTAATGAAACAGCTAATGCTTGTGTAAGAATTTCTGGTATTGCATCTTTAGAAGTTTTTTTATCTTTACCTTCAAGAATAGAAATACTTTCAACAATACCATTATATACGGCTTGATCTTTTGCCCACTTCTCTGATTCTTTTATTAACCATTCTTCATCATCTGTTTTCTTTTTATATGTACCTAAAAGTTCTTCACACCCCTTTAAAGTTGTTTCGTTTAAGTCATTTCTATTTGTTAACTTTACTAATAATGATTCAACAGTAGGTGGTTTATTATACTCGGAAATATGTTTCTGTATTTCCATAAAAATAATCTTCTCATTGGCATCTTTAAAATATTCTGGTTTTAAAAAAATACCTATAACGCTTGAATAATCACCATTATACAACAAATTCTCCAATATCAATTGTTCTGTTCTCATATTATCCTTTATTCAAAACGTCCATTATTATTTTCTTTTCTTCACTAACACTAATTGACAAAAATGGTTTATAATTTCTTACTAGTTTAATCAAATCTTTAGAAGCTGGATCAATCAATTTTTTCTCTAGAGGTGTGAGAAAATCTAACATAATATCAAGTGTAGTAAATGTTTCCAATGTTATCGTTTTAGATAAAACAAGTTTTATTATAGAAGGATGATTAATTCCCTTTGCCTGAAACAACTCATCAAATGTTTTATCATACTCACCCATATACTTCATAATTTCCTCTGTATCACGTTTTAAGTAAAAATGGAAATTATTCATTCGTTCTTTATATTCTTCATATAAATCACTATCAAATCTATCTGGATATGTTATATCATTAGTAAATTGCGATAAATAAAAAAATAACAAATCCTCTTTATTTTCAAATGTTGTACCAAGTTTCTTAAACATTGCTCTATGTACTGACCATCCCCCACCTTTACCAGCTAATTTAGTGAATTGTTTTTCCATAGAAGATTCAGTCATATTTAACTTTCCATTATACTTAAAATAATCATATCCTCCTTTTCGACTTTTAGTAAAATGTGCATATAATGCTTGATATGTTATCCATGCATTAAAGGTTTTCTTGTTGTTCTGCTTTACTACCATAATTAAACTCCTTAAATACAGCTTTCTCAAGTTGTTTCATAACATCTTCAGTAAAATATTTTTCAGGATCATTTACAATCGTTTTCTCGAACGCCTTCCCGACTGGTGTTTCATACCTAGTTGACACTTTCTTAAAAATACCATATTTCTCTGCAATAGGTACTAACCCATAATACTTATCAAGACCCTTATCATAATCCAACATCATTTCAACAACTGATTCTTCTTTAGTCATTCTACCTTTAACTAATTTTGCTTTAATAATATTACCAACAACATCAGTTCCATCTTTATGTTTTCGTTTTCCTAACGTAACAATAGTTGATGCAGCATACTTAATTCCTCCACCACCAGAAATCTCTTTCTTCGGGAACATACTACCAATCGCATCATATGTATGATTAGTTATTATTAACGGAATATTATGTTTTGATAACATCAATGCCAGAGTTCTGAATGTTCCACGAATCATTGGAGCTCGTGTCATATCTCTTTTATCAGAACCACTTGCAACATCACCCATTTCTTTTAATGTAGAAAGATTACCAAGTGAATCAAGAAATATCATTAATTTACCTGTACTACGTTTACTATTTTCAATAATTTTAACGCATTGTGTCCTAAACTCCTCTACAGTAGCTACAGGAAATAACCCAATACGATTTGTATCTAATCCTCTCTCTTTAATCATATCAGATGTCAATGCACCTTCAGATTCAAAATAAATTACAATATTGTCTTTATCTTCTCTAAGAAAATTATTTGCAATACTGAGAGTAATAAAAGTTTTACCTACAGCTTCTGATCCCGCAAAACAAGATATCTTGTTAGATGGAACACCACCATACATTGATCCAGACAATAATGCATTTAAAGAATACGATCCAGTAGATAAAAAATTAGAACAATCCCCAATAATACCAGAGGATACAATCGACGCCATATCATTATCAGACTCCTTTATTAGTTGTTTAATAAAATCCTTCACTGCCATAATCATCCCTCCTTATTAATCATTAAATCCTTCACCTTTTAAAAAATGAGAAAACCGATGGGAAATAATTGTAATGAATAACTTCAAAACACTATCTTCGGTATATTCCCCTACATCACACTTATATATCCACATACATTCTCCTCAAAAAAATGATTCAAGACTACCAACATTTTCATGTTTCCAACCAATCGCATTTAATATATTTTTTACGGGTTGAAGAAATGACTTATCAAATTGTGTATCATAATCTATATATTTTTCTAATTTAAATTCTTGTGGTAAGACAGAAGAAATAGCAATAACATTTTCACCAATATTATTAGGTTCTTTCAGATAGGCAAATTTAATCTTATCACCATCACGAATTAATTCATATTTATTTGTAAGATTATACTCTTTTAATAAATGATTATACAATAAAACACCTCTCACATGAATAGGTGTTGCTTTAACATAAATATCTTTTGAAGATTTATACTTATCTAGACCACGAACGGATCTTGGGAAAGCTATATTAGTAAAACTTAATTTTTTAAACACACTACGATAATCATCAATACAATCTATTACTGTTTTTTCATCTGTAGTAATAATCGTTTTAATTAATGATTGTAAATTATCCCGACACCATTCAGGCGTAGAACTCCTGACACTTTCAATACCCATAATTTTTAACTTGGGCTCTTTATATTTTACACCTTCATTATCATAAACATTAAGTATGTATCGTTTCTTTGCAGTCCAGATACCTTTGTTAGCAATTACCTCTCGTTCCATGAACATTTTTTGTTCATAACCATTTACATATGTATTAAGATCCTTATAACAGCGATCAATATATGGTTTAATTTTATCTTCACAAATCTTGTCCAAGAAGGCGACAGATTTTCTAATCTCCGTTCCCTCCGGTAAGACAGTATTAACCAATTTATCAAATTTGATATAAACGCTGTCGGTATCCACCGCGATAACATATTCAAGGTCCTCCGTTGTTAGCAATTTATTGATATATTTATTTATATATCTTTCTATCCATCGAATTGATAACTGACCCGACATTGTAATAGCTTCAGCCAAATCTGGTGAATAATAAAGAAAATATTTATTTGCACAAGCACCATAGGCACTATTCAATAATATTTTCTTTGACATTTGAATATTATTAAAAGTAGATATATTATTAACCACTTCTTGACTTGTATTTCCACTTTCTAATTTTTTTTGTTCCTCCAACATTTTCTTTTTATAAACTACTCTATCATTATACATCTTACTCATCAACTGAGGAAGAAACCCTTGAAATTTAGTCGTAAAATGTTTACCGTTAGGAGTAAGTGTCAAATCTTTTTGTTTAAGATAATCAGTATCAAGTTTTTGTTCCAATAATCCCTCAACACCAATATTTACTGAATCTGCACAAACAACTCCAGAATATAAGGTTTCTGGACTTATATTATACTGTTGAATCAAATGTGGATATAGAGAATTAAGATCAAAACTTACAACCCAATTATGCATTCCGACATGAGGATCTTTAACATAACCACCTTCAATAGTTCTTGGTTCACTTTCTTCAGCCTTTACAGGAGTAGCTATTTTTTTATCTTTAAGAAATCTATAGATAACACTCTCCCAAGTCTTAACTGGTGAAAACACATCTTCAAAATTAATACCTGAATCATAAGCCATTGTAATTACCAAATCCATCAACTTCATTTTATCATCAAGTTTCTTAACAATCTCAACATCTCTTATATTATAATTAATAAAACTCTGATAATCAGTTTTATATAATTCATAACCTGGTACTTCATCTTGATCTTTTCTTAGGTCTAATTCAACTTTACCTATATAATCTAAACGATATGATTCTCTAATCTTGTATGTATATTTTTTATATAAATCAAGGTAATCTAAAATTGAAACACCAGTAATTTGATATGTTTGATTTTCGTGTCCTGCTATCTTTATATTTTTTTCGTATAGATTCTTAATAGGTGATAACAACTTAGGTTCAAGACTAAAACTACTCAATCTATTAATAATATAAGGAATATCAAAAAACTTACAATTCCATCCTGTAATAATATCTGGAATATCATCTTTCCACCAACCTAAAAACAATTTCATCATTTCATATTCATTATCAGATTTAAAATAACTTATCTTTTTATCTGATCCACTTTCAGCAATATAATCACCAGTACCGAATACATAATATCTATTATTTAAATTGTTATAAACAGTAATTGAAGTTATAGCAGAATTAGCTATACGAATATCCGGGAATCCATTATCTATTGATGTTTCAATATCAATATTATAAATTCTGAGTTTTTTAGAATCCCACTTGAGATTAGCATATGTTTCCGTTATATATTGTGAAACATAATTACGACTACCAAGAATAGAATAATTAACAGTCCCATCATACGAATCAATAAACTCCTGACAGTCCTTAATAGAACCGAAAGTATGTGACCCTAATGGTTTATGATTTAAACTACGGTAATCTGCTTTGTCTTCCGGAGCTGGAAGATATAAGGTTGGTTTGAAATTAGTATAACCAGAGTAACGCTCACCCTTATCATCTATTTCGCGAGTATAAATTCTATTGCCAATCTTGGCTACATAAGTATAAAATTTCATAATATATTATAACAAAAAGAGTTCAAAAAAACAAGGAAAACTTAGGGGACTAAAATACCACTCCCAAATGCTCTACTATACTCATTACCAATAGTTTTACTAGGAGTTGCTACAATTACAATTTGTTCTTCTTTTAGTTGAAATTTTGTATCCTCAACATATGGCATCCAGGCCTGAAAAGCTATCTTTTCACTATTCACGGGAATCATTACTACCGGATTTAGAATTAAACTATTTTCTTGATCCCATTCACCAATTAATTCGTCACCACTTAGTAATTTCACTATTTTTACATTCACAAGAGTTTCCTTTCACTTTTCTAATTGTAATATCCTCGGGTCATCACTTTTTAAAATAATGCCTTTATTAGTAATCCATCTGCCATCTTTCAATTGAAATATTTGTCCTATATCTTTATCAAGCAAATATTTTTTTGTAATATATGTACCAGATGCAGTTCCCGCTGTACTAATAACATATAAACCCATACCTTCACATCCAACAAGTACAAATACACCAAACAGTACTAGAAAAATTTTATTCAAATATTTTTTCATCTATTTCTGTGGCTCCTTTAGCTTCTACTGAACTGGTTGATTTTATGCCAACATTACCTATACTATATTTTGCTTGTAAATCCCATTCTGATTTTTCACTAAATGGTAAAATTTTCATTTGTCGAATTGAAACTGTTGGTTGTGCTTTATCAGGATCAATAATCTCAACCAAATCCCATTCGTTCAAAAGATTGACTACTGTATTTCTTCGTTCAATATCGTTTTCAGAAAGATTAGTCGGTTTACCATCAAGAGCAAATAACTCTTTAAAATGAACTATATAGTATTTACCTTGTTTGTGTAATATATGGCAAGATTGATATAACTTCTTTTCTCTGCGAGACGCTATTCCAATTCGTGTGAGTGTTTCTTTGACTTTGAGAAAATCATCATCTTCTTTCAACCTCACTTCAATCATATCTTCGATAGACCATTTAATAATATCCGTCATTGTCCTTCTCCTTTTCACTTCAATTAAGTTATAAAATCATCATATATATTTATAATATTAGGACAGACCAC